AAACCAATCACTATAACGTCAGGGTATCGTTCACCCCAGTTGTCAGAAGCCATAGGTTCAAAAAGTACCAGTCAACATTGCAAAGGCATGGCTTCAGATATAGAAATTTTTAGTATACCTAACATTCAAGTAGCTTACTGGATACAAGCTAACTGCGACTTTGATCAATTAATATTAGAGTTTTATAATCCAGATGATCCTGCTGGTGGTTGGGTTCATGTATCTTATAATGAAAAAGGATCTAATAGAAAACAAGTTCTCACTTATGATGGTAAGAAGTACGATAACAATTTACCTGACATGAAGTGGAAGGATGGAAAGGTGGTAGAATAATGTGGTTGAATTTATTAAGTTTGGGTGTAAAGACAGGAGCTAAATTATATCAGAACAAGCAACGAACTAAACAGTTGATGTCAGATGCTCAGATGCACCACGCAGAGCAAATGGCGAAAGGTGAAATTGAATATAAAGCGAAAGTTATTGAGAGCAATGATAATGGTTTTAAGGATGAATTTGTCCTCATTCTTGTATCTATTCCTATTTTGTTATTGGGTTGGTCTGTGTTCTCTGACGATCCTACGATTCGTGATCGAATAGATTTATTCTTTGAATACTTTAAGAACTTACCCTACTGGTATCAAGCAATTTTTATCGGAGTAGTTAGTGCAATCTATGGTCTTAAAGGTGCAGACATAATGAGAAAGAAATGACACTAGCTGCATTTGATCCAAGACTAATTGAACAATACGAAGATCCAAGATACTTAATTCATTTTCAATGGAGAGATAATACTAAAGTTTATAGATACGCATTAGTTGATATTATAAAACAAGAAGATATTGAACCAACTTGTAAGCAGAAACAAGATGAAATAGGATTAACTCAACAAGAAATATGGGAGAAGAAATACAAATGAAAAATATATCTACATCTTACTCACAACAGTACAGTAGAAAAACAAGTATGTTATCTCAACAAACTGGCAAGAAAAAGAAAAAGAAACCTAAATATAAAAAGAAAAAGTAATGGCTCGTGTTAAGTTTCTACACTTTGTACCTAGAGATAAGCCACCTAAAAGACCAAGAAGGCATAAGAAAAATCTAAACAAATCTGAAGCTCGTAGCTTTAAAAAATACAATAAGCAAGGAAGATAAAGACCTTACAATTCTAAAAGAAAATGGTATACACTTTTAGGAGGATAATATTATGGACAAAATATTTGAAACAATTAAACACTTCTGGACAGACCATAAGGTTATTGCAGGTGTTGTTATATTAGTATTTGTAATAGCAACTATTTTCTAATGAAGGTAAGCGAAAATACCTCAGTTGCCATGCCAATTAAAAATATGATTGGTATTGTTATTGCAGTTAGTATGGGTATCTTTGCTTACACAGAACTAACCAGTAGACTTACAAGTCTTGAGACATCAAGAGAATTATTTAGTAGTGATTTACTTAAAAAGTCTGAGCAAGTTCCTACTGACCAAGAACAGTTTATGTTGCTTGAACACATGGCTAGTCAAATAGAAGAGTTAGAAAATGAAATGCAAGGCATGAGAAATAACACAGTTAATCTTAATAGAGCTATGGAAGATATAAAAAATATAGAAACAAACATAGAAAATATGAAAGATAAAATTAGAAATAATGGTAACCACCAATGATTGAAACAGTTTTTGCTTTACTTTTAATAATTGATAATGAGATTAAGGAACATAGAATACAAGATAGTTTAAGCAAATGCCTTAAAGCTAAACGATATGCCATGAGAGATAAAGGTGCTGAAGATAGAGTTACTTATCAATGTATCAAATCAAAAGCTAACATAGAAATCTATATGGGAGAGAAGAAAATAACTTCTTTAATATTAGAATGAGTATAAATTATAGAGGTGAAACATTTGCCGGTTATAATAAACCAAAGAAAGCTAGAACTAAAACTAAAAAGTTTGCGGTACTAGCAAAGTCAGGCAGCAAGGTAAAGCTCATTAGATATGGGGATGCCAACATGACTATTAAAAAATCTAATCCAGCTAGAAGAAAATCCTTTCGTGCTAGACATAGATGTGCTACTGCAACTAACAAATTAAGTGCAAGATATTGGAGCTGCAAAAAATGGTAGACAAATTATTATTAAAATTTTTTGGTTGGATAGATAGTTTAAATGAAAAGATAAATGATCTATTAACCTTTAAATTATGTAGTTGTAAAAAAAAGAAAAAAAAGTAAGGCGACCATATTTCAGATCGCCTTATATTTTTAATTAATTAATTTTTTCTTCTGGATTTACTTCATAATATCTTTTGTGTTTAAACTGAATATTATATGAAGGTAATTTATCAAAAGATTTAATAATATTTCTATATTGTTTAACAACTAATTTTAAAGTTTCATAATTAGTGCTAATACATTGCATTACATATTCTGGTTTTTCATTTTCAAATTGTTTTAAATCCATTTCATCCATTGATAAACCAGAGTGCATATCACATGAAAATAAACCAAATAATTCTGGATATTCTTTTGGAATTTTTAAATTTCCTGTTTTAATACAATTTGTTAAAACATCATGAATTATTGGATTGTATTTATCCTCATCATATTGCTGACAACCCCAATCATCAATTCCTTCATAATATGATAATAATCTTTCAGCTCCCCATTTATGTAGTTTCATAGTTTTCCTTTTGTTGGTTTGTTTTTTTAACATATAAACAGTATATACTATTTGGATATGCTTGTCAAGTGTTTTTTTTTGTAGTAAAATTAAGGGTGCGAAAAAAAACTTGGAATAAAAATAAAAATAGAGAGTTCATCTGTGGATATTGTGATTGGTGTAAAAAAGAACTATTGAATACTATGGGTGGATGGATTATAAATGCAGAACACAAACACTTTTGCCATAATGGTAGAGATGAATTGTGCTTTGATAAATATATAAATTTTAAAAAGGAGACTAATGAAAAAAGGTTATCACAAAACAAAATCTGGTAAGACAGCTAAAAAAGGTTTGTATTATAATATAAACAAAAGAAAAAAATCTGGCACAAGTAGATCAAAAAAGAAATCTACTATTAGTTCTAAGTCTTACAAGTCTATGCTATCTGGGTTTAAGAAATAAGTTCTTCAAACTCTTGCCAAATAGTTTGCTCATCACTCCAGAATCTTCTTTTATGCAGCTTCATTTCTATTGAATGTAAAACTGTTGTATGATCTTGTCCAAAAATTCTACCTATATCTGACAGACTCATCTTATATTTTTCACTTAATATATTGTGGATAATATTTCTTGATCGTACAATATCTATTGTTCTAGTCTTGGTAAATAATTCTTTTTTGCTTACTTCATACTTAATACATACTTTATTAATAACAGAATCTATTTCTGTTTTCCTAGGTTTTCTAAATTGATAACCAATAATCTTTCGTTCCATTTGTCTTGGTACAATATGTGTTTCTTTTATTTCTGTAATATGATTTGACATTTTTTGTTGTGCTAATTCAAAACCTTTTTTAAATCCTGCTTCATATAATTTATATTCTCTTTCAGATAATAAATAAAAAGCTATCTTATGTTTATAAATAAAGTCGTTGTTGTTTATTTTTTTTATATGTTTTTGAAATTCTTGTTTTGCTAAAGACATAAATCCCCCTAGGTATTTGTTGTTTTTTTTATCAATGTAAACTAATGAGCTATGCTCTCATCAATTCTTCTTTTACCTTCTCTATTTTCCAAATCAATCTGTAAGAATCTTTTTGATACTTACTTACTTGTCTTTTGGCTTCCAAGAACTTCTCGTGTTTCTTCTGTTGAAGATCCCTGTACTTTTGAAGGCGAGTTCTCAACTCTTGTTCCATTCTTCTCCTTTTTCACTTTGGTAAAGTCTATTTTAATTGCTGAGACTTCACATTCTACTAGCTCTCCCTGTGCGTTAGGATCAGCAGCTTTCTTTACATCATCAAATCTTTCAACCAGTTGGAAACTAGCTTCGCCAGATTTAATTCTTATATACTTATCGGTTTTTATCATTTTTGTCTATATCTTTTTTGTGTAAGTCAAATGTCATGTCATTATAGATAGATAAGTCGTGATAGTTATCTGCCTTATAACCCTTGGTACTCCTGAATAATTTGAGTGTCATCATTAGTTGACCTACCTGATGTGGCTTTAATTTTTTTTTTAAATTTGGAGCTAATATTAAGGTAAATAGCTCGGCAAGTATAGTGAAATTGTATTGGTAATCGCCATATTCTTTTTGACGATCTGATACAATCTTCTTCTTAATCTCTTTGTCTATGTCTGTAATTTTCATATTGTTTTTAAAGGTATGGCAGAAGAAAACAAATAAAGAGGGAGCATTGCCAAGAAAGGAAAGAGGCAACATGATTCGCTACTCAAAAAAACTTCCGCCACACCATTGAACCACAAAATCTAAATTAGTATTTGTAGTTCTGTTTGTTATAACCTGATCCTTGACCTTTTGCAAACCTATCACTAGGTGCAAAAGACGACTGCGGTCCTCTCGGCTTTGCTGGTGCTGAACCAGTATTTGAAGGTGTCAAGACTACATTAATAATCCCTGTGGGATTACCTTGTTCGTCAAGATCATCAAATCCTGCTTGGTTGTACCATGTTTCTCCAATTTTTACACCTATTCTCCAGGTTTTTCCTTCTGGTGATTTTGGATTTATTGGTGCAACAAAACTTGGTCTATTGTCTCCTTGTTGCTTGTCTTGATTATGCGTTAATTTTATATATATTTTCGCATTTTCCATTTTACATTACTCCTTGTCTATTGAGTTGTGTTTCATGTGTTTCATATAGATCAGTAATCTGTCTATACACACGAACATTATTATTAGGATCAAATAAGTTAGGATTTTGTTTTCTAAATTTCCTAAGAGCATAAATATCATTAATAGATTTTATAGCATCTCTTACTTGACTCATATCAATGTCTATATCAACATTGGCATGATCTGTACCACTTCGTTGTGGAATTTTATTAAAAGGTTTTGCCTTGTAGCCATCTTCATTATCTAAACCTGTCTTTAAATGTAAAGCATTTAGGTAAGCATACTTCTTAGCATAGCTCATACCATTACCTGTACCAAACTTATCTAAGTTTCCCATTGCACTACAACCTGATACTTCTATAAATTGTTTTGGATCTTCAACATCATGTATCTTCATGTTGCAAGTAACCAATATAAAATTATCTGTTAGTTGATTGTCGTATGTACAGATAGGATATAATCCATTGTTAAGTAATGCTTCCATTGCCACTTTCTGCACCTCGTCATGCAGTAAAGGATTGAAGTGCATACCTTGTACTTTCTTTCCTTTTGCCACACCTCCAGCTTCACAAGCTGCTTTGTGTAGTTTCTGATATATGTTTAGTTTCATGCGTCTAACCCCCATAGTTGTTTGATTTGTTTTTTTTGATCGTCTATTAAATCCCTATAATAAAAAGGATGATTTAATTCTGGTGGTTCTGCAAAGGTAGATAGTTTTTTAATATCTCCTTTACAAAATATAATTAGTTGTTCCCAAGATTTTAATCTTTGTACCATAAGATTGTATTGTTCTTTTAAGTAATTAGGTTTTAACATATCGTGTGTGTCATCAAAAATAGTGTATTCATTTTCATTTACATAAAACAAAAAAGGTTTTCTCTTTGTGCAATGGTAGTAAAAACTTACTTGGCTTATGTGCATTGGGTCAGGATCTGTTGGGAGCTGCGTTGTTGCCATATAGTATTCGTCTTTGCCTCTCTTCTTTTTTATTGTAGGTGGTTTTGTTTTTGCTTCACCAATTATTTTATTACTCTCATAATCTATACGACCTATCGTATCATTAACCATATCTTCATCTTTGCTAGACACATATCTTTCTGCGACTAACTTTTCATTACCAAATATTTCTTTAACTGCTTTCTTCATATTCTCAATAGTAGGATGTGCATAACTAATCATCATTTCCCTTGCTAGTTTATCCTTGTCATCTATTGGTGTAGTATTTTTATCTATTGCGTCTAGCTCTTGTTGAAATATTTCGTCATAATTTTTGTTCTTTAATGTAATCTTTTTGTCTCCTTGATATAAAATATCACAGGTTAATCTTTGAACTGTGTTGTTTACAAGATTACCGAATGGAGCTTTATATCTAATCTTAAATGTTCTTCTTATCTCTTGTGGTAGAGAATAGTTAAGTATAAATCTTGTAAAGTTTTGGCTTGAAGAGGGAGACCAATGGTCTAACCCTTTACCGCCATTAAAGTTTTTAAAATATTCTTTCATTTGTTTTTCCTTTCCTTTTCCACATAGATATAGATAATATAAATGCTTGTCAATCATTATTATATGTAATATATATCTCTTAATTGTATAACAAATAGGAGGAAAATGACACTAAAAGAGTGGCGAAAAAAACAAGGTATATCACATTATACTTTTGGTACTATGCTAGGTATCAAATCAATTAATCCAGCGACTAACTCGCAAAGATATTGTTTGGAGTCTAAAGAAAAAAGATTTCCTAAACCAAGAATGGTTAAGAAGATATTAGAAGTTACTAAAGGTAAAGTATCTCTTCAAGATTTATATGAAAGTTGGTGGGAATATGAAGCGAACAAATAAGTTTCCATACAAGAGAGTAAGAGTTTATTGGCAAGACATTGTATCTAATTCTGAATGGATGACTTTAAATAAAGCAAAGGAACAAACTTATTCTTGGTGTGATGATCTTGGCTACTTGCTTTATAAAGATCAAAAGAAAGTTATTATATTTGCTTCGCATAGCTTTGATGATGATGGCGAACTAACTGTTGGTAATATAACTGTGTACCCACGATCAGTTGTTAAAAAAATTGAAAGATTAAAATGACAAATGAGGGTATGTGGAAAGAGCTAGAGCTATCAGATAAATTAAAGGAATGTAAAGCTGAAGTTAAACTACAAAAAAAATTTATAGAAAAACAATCTGATATAATATTTGCTTTGGAAAAAGATATAGAACTAAAAGATAATATTATATTAGTATTAAAAAACAAATGAAAGTATTAATAGCTTGTGAGTATTCAGGTATAGTAAGGGATGCCTTTGCTGCCAAAGGTCATGATGCTTGGTCCTGTGATATACTACCTACTGAAATTCCAGGTAATCATTTTGAAGGGGATGTATTAGAACATTTAGATAAAGGTTGGGATCTTATGATAGCTCATCCACCTTGTACATATCTATCTAATGCTGGTGCTAGATTTTTATATCCTAAAGGTAAGTTAAATGAGGATAGATATAAATTAGGATTAAAAGCTAAAGAATTTTTTATGGCATTATACAATGCACCAATAAATAAAATCTGTGTTGAAAATCCTATATCAAGTAAAATTTTTGCCTTACCTAAACACACACAAACAATACAACCTTATGAATATGGTCATCCTTATAGTAAGAATACTAGATTGTGGTTAAAAAATTTACCACAACTGAAACCAACAAATAATATAAAAAAACATACACCATTATTACCTAGTAATACAGGTGGTAAAAAAAAAGGACAAAAATATTATTACACAAGCATTACTTCTAAACAATCAAGTAAAACATTTAAAGGTGTAGCTGAAGCTATGGCAAATCAATGGACTATACAATCAACAAAGATACCTGGTAATTGGTTTAATAAAGGTGGTAAAGATAGACAAAAAAATAGATCTAAATTTTTTAAAGGTTTTGCTAATGCCATGGTAGACCAATGGGGTCATGATGGGTAACACTCACAAAAGGATTGTTCGTGGCTAGGTGGACATACGCATTTAGTAATGGCAGCTACAACGATTGGCATAGGAAATATGACAATATTGCCATGATTGATATTGATAGTATTGAATGTTGTCCACATTGCTACGAACCACTTGCTATTCTCGAGACTTGTTATGACAAAGGACAGAAATACAAAGCTACAACCCTTGCAAACATAGTCGCTAGTCGCTTAAATATACCCTGTTTTTTGGTGTTCTATAAAAATCTG